CTAGGTGAGTAGCCAGTCGGCTTCGTCGATTTGCGGTTTGAATCCCCTGACCGTGGTGGGTTGTTCCGGGTAGAGCTCGGGGCGGCCTTTGGCCAGGGTGATTTGAAACTCGGCAACGCCGCGCTGCAGCTTTTCCCACTCAGCCCGCGCGGCCCTCATTGCGTTGCTCTGGCTGGCGTAAACGTGGCGCAGTTCCTTGACGTTCTCACTGTCGCCAACCAGCAGCTCGTTCTCCTTCTTGTTGACTACCACCCCCGGCGGTAGAGGCCGTTCCTCTTTCGGTTTGGTCTTTTGCTTGCGCTTCACCTCGATTTTCTTCTTCTCGGCGGCCTTGTTGTCTTGCCAGTAGGCGATGACACCGGTGTAGGCGTCGCGGTCTGCCACCGAGAACTGGTGCTGATCGCCGTCCTGGCGGGTGATGGTGACAGCCGGCAGTGGCTTACCGCTGGCGGTGGTGCCGTTGCCCGCCTTGATAAACATCAGGCGGCCAGATTTGACAGTGGCAATGGCATCCTGCTCGGTGGCCAAGCGGGTGAGGAAGGCCAGATCGCTCTCGTTGGCCTGGTCTATGTGGTCGATCACCATCCCCTTGAAGGCGTCGCCAACGCTCGGGGTCAGGCCATAGCGGGCGGCCAGCTGCTCCACGATGGCGCCAATGGTCTCGAAGTGCCAGCTGCGCTCGCGCAGTTTGTTCATGCCGCCGCGCAGGTCTGCCGACTTGCCCCGGATGGTGAGCACATCCGGGGCGCCGCCGTGTTCCACCTCGTCAATGTTGAAGGTGCCTTTATCGACCAGGGGGCCGCCTTGCCAGCCGATGCTGGCTTGAAGGGTGGCCCCACGGCGTGGCATGGCCAGTTTGCCGTCGCTGTCATCGAGGGCGATCTCGATGGTGTCGGCAGAAAAGCCGCGGTTATCGGTGATGGTCATGTGCATCAAGCGTGGGCGCAGGGTGCCCGAGACATCGCGGCCATCGACCCGCACCTGATAGGCGGGCGCCGGATGTTGTTGGCTCAGGGCATCCAGCTGGCTGGTGATGCCAAGGTTTTCAGTCAAGCGAGTACCGAACTGGTCGAATGCCCCCATCAGAGCAGCCCCCCGACTTTACCGCCCACCGTGTTTAGCAGCTTGCCAACGCCCAAGCGACCGAGCAGGTTGCCCGCAGTGCGACCGAGCAGGGTATTGCCGAGGGAGCTGTCGTTGTCATCGACCCGCTTGAGCTTGATGCTGAACTCGATTTTTCGGGTGCTGCCATCCTGGAAGAACTCGCTGCGGGTGGTGCTGATCCCTTCTATCACGAACGAGCCGCGCATCACTCCATCCCCTTGGATCAGTGGGAAGGCTTGGCCACTGTCGCCCATGCTATTGAGCATATCGAGGGAAACAGGGCCGCCGGTGAGCTCTGGATAGAGCACCCCGCTTAAGTGACTGAGCTCGTCATCTGGCCCGAGGTACTGATATGAGGGGCGGGCACCGACCCGGTTATTGCCCGGGTGGCGCCATGATTTTTCGTCTTGTTGAGATTGCGGGGCCACGGTCGAGCGCATAAACACGAACCAGCCCAGAGTCATCATCATGGTGGTTGCTCCTTAGTTGCGGTCGGTCAGGGAGGCGCGGCCACTGGCAGACGCCTGCCGTTCGCGTCGGTCCAGTTCGCGGCGCACCTCTTGCGCCACATCGGTGGCTGATTGTCCCGGCTGCTGGGTGATACTAATCGGGGCGTGGATCTGGGTGGTGCTGTTGCCTCGGGCCACTGGCCGCACCGGGGTGACGATGCGCGGGCCGTAACCCGAACCGCCCGCCATGGCCGGGGTGTTGTAGTTGCCGGTGAGGTAGCCGGACGGATTGACGTTGGCGGTGACCGAGCCGCCCCCCTTCATCCAATCCGGCAGCAGGTCGGTGAGGGCTTTGATCTTGTTCTTCAAACTCTCCCACTTGGCACTGATGCCGCCAATCAGGCCGTCGATGATGGCCTTACCCTTGTTGGCGGCCCCTGCTGGCAGGGTATCGAAGAAGGCCCAGATCTCGTTCCAGTGCATGATCAGCATGCCGATGGGGGTCCATGAGAAGAGCTCTTTCAGGAGTTCCCAGAAGGCGAGAGCAGGGGCCTTGCACTGGGCCCATAGGTCGCTGAACCACTTGGTGACCCCATCCCAATGTTTGTAGAGCAGGTAGGCCCCGGCTGCGATTGCCACAATCCCCATGATGAACCAGCCGATCGGGGTGGTGAGCATGGCAATCCCGAGCCTGACCATGCCCATGGTCAGCGCCTTGATGAAGGTCAGCAGCGGGCCGCCATAAACCAGCAGGGTTGAAAGCCCCATCTTGATGGCGGCCAGTGGCCCCAGCAGACCAGCCACAATCAGCAGCAGCGACCCGCCAGCGGCAGCCGCTACGGCGGTGACCGCCGCGATACGGGTCAGGGTCGAGGTCAGCTCTGGGTTGGCCCGCATCCTGTCATCAGTGACCTGGATGATCTCGGTGACGCGCTGGATAATGCCGCGTAGTGGGCCGTTCTCGGTCTCCATCATCTGGATCCCTACGTCGTCCCAGGCGGAGGTGAGGTTATCCAGATCTCCGATGGCGTTATCGGCCATCACCTTGGCGACCTTGCCCGCTTCCCCCTGGGTTTGCTTCAAGGTGGCGATCAGCTCCTGCAGCTTGCCGGAACCGGCCTGCTCGGTCAGCACGGTCAGGGCGGCGAATGCCTCTTCGCCGGCGATGGCCTTGAAGTAGCTCGAGCGGGTTGCGTCCCCCATCTTGCTGGTTTTCTTGTAGAGCTCGTCCAGGATATCGGGCAACGAGCGCAGGTTACCCGCCACATCGGCGGTCTTGACGTTGAGGGCGGCCAGCGCATCATTCGCCGCCTTGGGCGGGGAGGCCAAGCGGCCTAGAATGGCGCGGATAGCGGTACCGCCCATGCTGCCCTGAATACCCGCATCTCCCAGCTTGCCCGCCATGGCGGAGGCGGTTTCAAGGTCGACCCCGAGCCCTGCCGCCACGGGCCCCACGTATTTCATGGTTTCACCCAGCATCTGCAAGTCGACGTTGGCGCGGGTGAAGGTGCCGACCATCACATCCCCCAAGCGGGTCATCTGGTTGGCCGGCAGCTTGAAGCCGGTCAGGATGTTGGACCCGATATCGGCGGCGGCAGCAATCTCGACGCCGCCCGCTTTGGCAATATCGAGCACCCCGGGCATGGCGTCACGGATTGCCTTGGGGGTGAAACCAGCCATGGCCAGAAAGCCCTGACCCTGCGCCGCTTCGCCTGCCGTGAAGGCGGTATTGGCGCCGAGCTCCCGAGCCTGGGCACGCAGGGCGGCCAGCTCGCGGCTCTCTTTGCTCAGCCTAGTGATCGCCTGCACCTTGGACATATCGACATCAAAGCCCATCGCCTTGCCAGCGATATTGGTGCCCTTGTAGATGGTGGCGGCCCCGGTGGCCATGCCCGCTGCGCCATAGCCCGCCAGAGTGCCGCGCATAGACATGGTTTTGTCGTAGTTGGCTTTGATCTGGTTGAGGCGCTTTTGTTGGTCGGCCAGTTGTCCCAGCTTGGCCCGCTGCTGGTCGAGCTGGCTGTTGGCGGCGGCGAGATCGCTCTTGAGCTGGCGCTGGTGCTGGCCCAGCTGTTTGGTGTTGATGCCTGCCTCGCTCATGGCCCGTTTCAGGCTGCCGTGACGGGCGACCATTTCCCGCTCTTGTTGGGAGAGGTCGCGCACCTTTTGCTTGGCCTGTTCCATGGCGCGGGTCATGGCCTTGGTCGGTTGCTCGACCTTGGCAAACTGCTGGGCCATCTGTTGGGCGTCGCGCTGGGCTTGGTTCAGCTGGGCGCGGGTTGCACCGATTTGCTGGCCGAGGGTGCGATAACCATCAATCTGGCCGCTCTGGGTTTCCAGCTCCTTGATGCGCTTTTTCGTGTCGACCAGGTCTTTGGCGGTGATGCGGCTCTGGCCGCTGGCTGCCTTGAGGGGGGCGGTGAGCTTGTCGATCCCGTTAAGCAGGATTTGCAGTTTGAGAGGGTTCATTGTTGTTCTGCCCCGTTGATGCGGTTGTGAGTCTCAACGAGGCGTTGGTGCCAGCCCATCAGCTCGCTGATCTCCATGGCTGCCATCTCGGACGGCGGCCAGTGGGCGATGATGGCCAGATCGGCCATCACCTCGTCTACGCAATGAGGTAGGCCATTCTCTTCGGTACCAAAAAAGCGCTTACCTCGCTGCCCAGTTGCATCAGGTCAGCCGGATCCATGTTGCCGATCTCGGCTTCGGTCAACATGGGGGTGGTGATGCGGGGCAGCAGTTTGGTGAGGGCGTTGACGTCCATTTGCACCACATCGGTCATATTGAGGCCGCGCATTTCGCCCGCCTTGGGTTTACGCAGCTGGATCTCGGTGAGGGTGGTGTCGCCGCGCTGGATGGCTTGGTCGAGGGTAACGGTTTTGTTTTCCATGGTGTCGGTTCCTAGTGATGTGGTGAGGGCGGCACTTATTGGTTGGATAAGGACCGCCCATTGGATGAGGGAAGAGGTTAGAGGCCGATGGCTTTGCGGTGCTCGGCCATGCGGTCGATGCCATCGGGACCGATCTCAATCATGTTGATGAGGTCGATTTCATGGATAACCTGACCGTTGATGGTCTCCTTGTAGTAGGTGTTGACCATGCCGACCTTGGCCTGGGAGTTGTCACCGGCCTTGAGGGTGCCGCGGTCGAGCTCTTTGAAGCGGCCACGGCAGATGATCTCGACGGGTACCACCTCGGCGGTGTCGTCGCCCTGTACCGAGCCGGCAAAGCGCACCATGGTGCCGTCGGCCTTGGGTTCCCCCATGCAGCGCAGCAGGGGCTCGCCATAGCCGCCGAAAGTGAACGAGACATCGAGGGCGCTGTCATCGAAACCCATGTCGATGTTGACGGCGCCGCCCATGCCGCCGCCGCGATAGGCTTCAAACTTGCGGGTCAATTTGGCCGGGGTGAAATCTTCCGCTTCACCCACCCAGTTCTCGCCGTTGAGAAAGACGTTCAGGCGTTTGAGTTTGCGTGGCAGTGCCATGGGGGCTCCTTATGCTGCGGCCGCGACGCGGGCGCCGAAGTCGATCAGGTAGTGGTCGGTGATGCGCTGGATGAAACCGAGGTCTTCGAGCGGCGGTACCGGGGTGTAGTTGTAATCAATGCGCAGTTTGCCCGCCTTGAGGGTGTCCTTGTCGTTGAGCTCCTCGTTGTACCAGCAGTCAAACCCGAGCAAATATCCGCCGTTCACCAGCTCGCGCCCCTTGGCCTTGATCCCCTCGACGATGTCTTTGACCAGGGAAGGGTGCAGCGGCTTGTCGTTGGCCCACATGTGGGCCTCTGCCATGGTGTCAGCCAGGATCTGGGCGGTGCGTGTGTAGTTCTCGAAGGCGAACAGGGGATCGTCTGAGCAGGTGCGGTTGCCCCAGTAGCGAAAGCCATCAGAGCGGATCAGGGCGGTGACTTCGTTGGCGTTGAGCAGGCCGACCTCTGTGTCGGGGTCTTGCAGATCCCAGAACAGGTTTTTGGTGATGCCATCGACCCCGGTCACGCCGACGTTCGACAGGGTCTTGTGCCAGCCAATCTCTTTGTCGATAAGCGCCCGCATGGCGGCGGCCTTGAGGCAGGCATCGAGCTTGATGCTGGCATTGGTGGCAACGTCCCACGCGGTCCAGTCGGCATGCACCAGCATCAATTCGCGGCTGGAGAAGTTTTCACGGTAGGCCAGCGCGGCTTCGACGGTCTCGGCGATGGTCGGCACGTAGGCAAAGGCGCGCAGTTTCTTGGCCATGCCCGCGAGAGCCGTGGACACCGGCAGGGTGCAGTTGTCCGGCACGCAGAGGATGCGCGGCTTGACGCCGGTAGCCGGGGTGGCCCGCTCCAGCGCCTTGAGGCCGGTATAGCTACCATCGGGCTTGATGGTGCCGATAATGTTGCTGGTCAGGGCTGCTGCATCTGCGCCTTTAGCCACACGCACGGCGATAACGATGGTGTTGACGGTGTCATAGATGGTTTGCAGCGAGCGTTTCAGGTTCCCCTCGCTGCCCGCCTTGGCGATGGCCGCTGGCAGGTTGGCGATCAGCACAGGCTTGTCGAGGGGGAAATAGGTGGCGTCGGCGTCTTCGCTGGTGCAGACCATGCCGATCACCGCCGTGGCGACGGTGCGGATGGTACGGGTACCGTCGGTCGCTTCGACGACGCGCACGCCGTGGTGGAATTGGTCCAGTGCCATAGGTTCTCCTGTTGTCCGGACGGAGCATTCTTTGCGTAGGTAATGCAGGTGATGTGAACAGGGTCAGAATGCAGGGGCAGGGGATCGCAGGCGAGCGGCGGCCAGTGTATCTGGCGTGGATACACTGGATGGGCGGTGACAATGGGGTAACGGGCGGCAGTAACGACACACCCCGCACAGGGCGGGGTGTTTGCGTTGGTGGGTGGTTAGATGACCTTGTCCGGTTCGGCTGGCCACTGCGGCGACGCTGGCCAGCCTGGTTGCTGGTCAACTCGACTTACGTTCACGCTGTACTCTCGCCAATTCTGCAGATTGATGACTTCAGCAGCGGTTAATGCGTTGGACTGCTCCAGATAGGAGAGTGGCAGGATGACATCTGACGCCAGACGCAGGCGCTGAGTTTGCTCTATTTTGGCTGCGACCAGTAGTTGCTCGGTAGAGGGGGGGGCCATGTCTTTCAGACATGGATAACCATCCTGCCAGGCAATCACCTTTGACTGGGTCAATCCTGCCAATAGTTCTGCATGGCGCTCATAGGTGATTTCAACGGCATCGGCCGGGATGTTCGAGTGGATGTCAGATTCATAGAATCCGCTGGTGCTCTGTGCTGCAAAAATGGTCATGGTTACCGTCCAAACGTCACATATTGAATGTTGTGACCAGGGCCTGACTTTGCGCCCGTAACTGTGTTGAACATAGGGACACTGGCCTGGGTCAAGGTCTTGGTCGAGAATGCATAGGCCGCATTCATGTTCGAACCCGAGACAGGGATTATGCAGAAGCACCCGCTCTTATGGGCATCTGGGAACGTAATAATGCAATCACCTGATGCGTTGCTGGATACGACTCCCCACTGGATAACGAAACTGCCTAGCCACTTTGGAAGCCGGATATAACCGTTATCTGCAAGCAGTACGGTGAACCCTAATACGAGTTTTTTTGGGGTGATGGCGACATCATCGGCGGTTCCTTCTTCGGTCTGCTCCTGCGTTGCAACCTTCATCATACCCAGCACAGTTTCGCTAGCCTGCTTTACCCATCCCCATAGGTTTTTTACCGTGACCACCGCATCCGCTTTCTGATTGGCGGCGGTGGATTCATTGACTTCAGTCTGGGTGGCAAAACGTGAAAACCCCTTTGCTGTCTCGCTGGCGTCAGGGTGATCGCGACTCTCCTTATGCGCCTTCATAACGTCATCTACATATTTGCGGGTTGCCAGAACCACGGCGGGATCAATCTTGAGCTCGACGGCACTGGTGTCGCTAACGATCAGTACCATGCGGACCGTCTGGGTGCGGCCAGAACCCTCCGATAACTGGGGCTTGTAGGTGTCCGGGCTGTTAGCAATGGCGATCAGCGTGCCCGTTTCGTCATAGAGACCAACCTCGCGGATCCACCATCCGCCAACGTTCTCGGGGATGATCTGCTCGGCCACCAGTTGCGCTGGGTTGAGCGGGTCTTGAAACAGGGTATTAAGGGGCGCGCGGCGTTGCTCCCGCACCAGTGCGGTCTGTGCCGGGTTGGGGGTGACTGGCTGGCCGTTGCCATCCCCCACCGCCATGGCGGTAATTTTCAGCGGTATGCCCAGTGCGAGGGCATTAGCGATTTTTGCCAGTCCCGCATGGGTGGGGATGGCGAAATAGATGGCGCTCATTAACTAGCACCTCCTGTCTGTTGCGGGTGAATGGTCATGGTGTCTAGGGTGTGCAGGGCGCCGCCGTGCCACTGTTGGCCACGGATCTCGATGGCCTCTGGGCTGTAGGGGTAGATGGTCAGCTCGTCGCCCAGGTAGCAGGCTGCCCCCAGATAGAGCGGGCCACGGGTTTCCATGCTGATGGCCAGCCCCGTCAGATGGCGGGTCATGGGTTTGGCGTCGGCGATAAGCCGTTCAAGCTCCTGATACATCGCCTCGGTGATGCCGGTGTCTAGTACTCCGATATCGAGTTTGAAGGTGCCCGGGGTGGCGTGCGGGGTTTCTTGCCACCACTCCTGCACCCGGATCAAATAGCCGAGTGGTTCCACCACCCGGCGGATTGCACCGATGGTGCCCTTGCGGCTATGGACGAAGTAGCTGTTGGCGATCACTTGGCGCTTGGTAGCCTCTGGCCACTTGTCATCCCAGCGATCGACGCTCCAGCTGGCGGCCAGATAGGGCAGCAGGTGGGTGGGGCAGGTCCAGGGTGACCAGAGTGAGCGAAACGGGATCGGTAACTGCATCGCTTGGTCACCGGTGGCAGCCAGATTGCGCTCAGTGCGGGTGGAGCTGGGTGGCAACAGGTTATTCATACGGCCAGCTCCACGGTGAAGGCGGTGCAGTAGGCAGCTTGGGTTGGGCTCGGGGTGATATCGCTCCATCCCAGCAGATCGACCTTGGTCACCCCCTGCACATGCAGGGCGGCATCGATAGCTGAACGGGGTACTTCGACCCCGATACGGCGGCGCGGATTGATAAAGGCGGCAAGCCGATCGCGGGCGGCCTGCAGGACCACATTCGCCTCAGCTCCCTGGCTGCTGACGTGCAATTGAGCGGTGATGGTGTAGTGGATGATGCTCGCGCTTTGTACGGTAAGCCGGTCGCCCACCGGGCGCTTGTCTTCGTGGCTAAGTGCCTGGTCCACCTTGGCGATCAGCGCAGCGTCAGCGGTACCGTCCCCTTCGGTGCTGAGAATGGTGACGATGGCCACTGCTCCCGATGGGCTTGAACCTTTGGCGTCTGCCACCTTGCCATCAGCTGAGAGGGCGAAATACTCATAGGCCCCGGTCGGACCGGCGACACTCAGCCCATCCCATGCCATCAGGGCTCGCAGGATCAGCGCTTCGTCATCTTCCTTGATTTCTGGTACCGGCGGGGTGGCACTCGGGTCACCCTGTTGAATGGTGAGGCGTTTTACATTCCAGTTGGCCACCAGATTGTCGAGGTCGTTCCCCTTGGCCCACGCCAGCATGTTGGCCACGGCAGCATCGTTGATGTGCTGGCGCAAGATCAGCTCCCGATAAGCATTCTCCTGCAGCAGCTTTGTGATGGGCTCCGATTCGAGCGCCAGAGTGGCGGTGATGGCTTGTTGCTGGTCGGCTGGATAGAGGCTGATGAGGTACGCCTTGCGCTCGGCGAGGATGGTCTCGTAATCGAGTAGTTCGATCACGTCGGGTTGTGGCAGTTGGGAGAGGGTAATGGTGCTCAACTGGCTGCTCCTTTGGGGATGGTGATGGAGGCACTTTCTGTTTTTGAATCGGGCGCGCCGCCATCTTTGCGCTGCCATGTCAGCTCGATGGTTAAGGCGCCATCCATGCCGCCGCCCAGTACATCGACACGGGTAATGGTGATGCGGGGTTCCCAGTTGATAAGGGCCTGCACGGTGGCGGCCATCAGGCGCAGGCGGGTGGCTTGATGCTGGGGCATGTCGATGAGGTAAAAGAGCTCGCTACCGTAGTCACGGCGCATCACCCGGGAACCCACCGGGGTGATGAGGATGTCGCGCACCGACTGGATTATGTGGTCGGTGGCGCTGATGGCGCGGCCATTGGCGGCATTCATGCCGAGCCAGTTCATACCGGGCCCCCTGATGTGCCATCGCCCGGCTGCACGTTTTTGTGGCTGTGCTCTGTCACTTCGATGTCGCCCACCTTGGCGGTGTCGCAGATGAGGCGCTTGGCCTGCAGCTGGTTGGTGCAGATGGTCTTGGGGGTATCGAGAGTCACGCTGACACTGGCGACGATAGTGGCCTGCTTGATGCCGGTGGCGTTGAGTGCTCCGGTTGCCGGGTTGTATTCGATCACCGCGCCATCGGCGTATTCGGTGCGATCGAGATCCGGGTTGTCATCCTCGGTCAGCGGCTCGGGGAATTGGTCTGCATTGAGGCTGCCGACGATATAGGCATTGCGCAGATCGCCGCTGACCGAAAGCAAAATCACCTGCTCGCCCAAGCTCAGGCGTTGGCGGGTACGGTTAGCCCCGGCCCGTTCTGCTGTGTAGGGCCGCCAGTTGGTGGTGATGTCGCCGGTTTTGACGCGACACTCCCCGGAGCGCACGGCGGTGACGGTGCCAATGCGGATCAGGTTGTCGATCAGGCGTTTGAGTTCGGTTGTGGTCGGTTGCATGGGGCCATTGTTTTGGGCAATGGCGGGGAAGGCGAGGGGCGGCCAGTGTGTTTGATGCAAACACACTGGTTATTTGGTTTAGATAAATCTAACAGCGGCATTAAATTTATGGATAGGCATGCAAAAAAACTTGATCTAAAGCAATTTATTTTTTTATTTTGTCATGAGTGTTTTCGGATAAATCAGAGATGCTTTTCTCAATTGTTTCTCTAAGTTTTTTTGGGGCGGAAGTATTGTTTGCGAGGCTGTCATAAACACTCTTGGTAAATAATGTAGACTGAACAAAACCTGAGCTGGATTGTCTGAATTGCCTTAAGTTACGACTAGATCTCTCTGAGGGTAGATCACTTTGCTTTTTGACAGCCGATTCCAGCTTGGAAATCAATTTGGTCTTATCCTTGTTATCCTTTTCCAGTTCTTTTAATGCTCTCAGCAATTCTTCAATCTCATTTTCATTGTCCACTTTTTCTTTCGTGACCGCCTCATTTACTGCTTGAGATTCGGCCAGCAATTTAGTTTGTGTTTGAAGCTCATTGGCAAGCAGTTTAGCGAACGTGCCCATTTCATCGGCACTGCCAGCTAATCTATTGAGTATCTTTAAAAAAGATTCAATAATTGGGTCATCAGAGAAATTAGGGTATCTAACCACATGGTCAATTTCACTCCACCCCTCTTCAAAGATGGTCCTTACCTGTATCTCTGTAAATAGCTTTTTGTTTAATGGTTGAGATTCAAAGATATAATGAATAGACCTGTAACCAACCGGATGCTGTTCTTTAATAAATGTATCGGGGACGGAGTCTTTGTCATCGCCTTGTCTGTAATAATAAATTGGGGTTTCGTTTTCAGAAAGGCTCCATCTTTCTCTAAGATACGAGTCGATATGAATGTAATCATCTTTGAATAAATGAATGACCCTTATACCGACCAGGTCTGTTATTATTGTGTGATAGTTTTCAAGATTGATGTCACGGTATTTTTGGTTGGTGTCTTCAGTGATTTCAGCTCTTTTTCTGACAATTTTTTCCATAAGGTGTTCAGGGTTTTTTACTCGCCACCTTACGGAGTGAACTTTACTACACCTTTGGATTACTCGGGCAAAAAATTCAGCTGACTCCTTACGTGCTTCGAATAGTGATTCATGATCTAGACCAATAGACCTCAAAAGTTCCCATTCAATATCCGCTTGTGTAAATTCATCTTCAGTTATTCTGTTTCTTTCAAGGAATGTGGCAAGTTCTAAAGAGCCAATGTTAGATATTGTATTCATCATGTATCCCTGCAATTTTAATGTAAGGGCCTGAATGGCCCTTTCTTATTGTTTTGCAAAGCTTACCTGCAGTTAGAAAGCCAGTCACGTATCATGATTGCGTGACCGATCACATTACCAGCCGATTGCCTTGGGTTCGCGACGCAGGTGGGGGATCAGCTTGGGCCAGTCGCTGTCGCCGTGGGTGTTGGGTTGGATATGGTGGGTGCGGTCGGCTAGGATCTTGCGGGCCTGGTTCAGGGTGTAGGGGTATTCGTGGATGATGGAGTAGTAGCGGCCGGCGTCACGGTGTTCGGCTACCTCGAGCAGGGGATAGATGCTACGGGCGGCCTCCATCATCCGGTCGGCGGCGCGCCAGCACCAGGTCAGGGTACAGAGTTCGTCATCGGTCAGGCTGATTGCCGGTTGTGAGTGCTGCTGGGCGGCGAGCTGTTCGCTCATCCAGTTAAAGGCGTTGATATAGGCCTCTTTGGTCGCCGCGGCCTTGGCGCCGGTGAAGCCCATCACCACAAAAATAAAGCCGTCTTTGGTCATCTCCCATACCGGCGTTTGCTTCGATGCGCCTTTAGGCATAGTGACGGTTTGGAACGTCTCCGCAAAATTGCGGAGACGAAAATCTGAACTGCATTCGAGGTTACGGATCTTCTTCAACACGTCGTCATGACGCTTGCCAAAGAACTCGGCAACTTTTAGGGACGTGGTGATAGGTTGGCCTTGTTGCAGGCTGATAATTTTGGCAGGGGTAAGGCTGGTGATGTTGCCCATGGTGTGATTCTCCGGTTCTGGTTAATCGCCACCATCGACGCCAATCTCTGGTGACGAACTGGACAAGGTTGGCGTACCGGCGAACCAAAGGAAACCGGCGCCCCGAAGGGCCCCTGCCCAGCCCGCCATAACTGAAATTGCGGGTACTGCTGGGCCGCACAAAAAAACACGCAGGCGCGTGTTGTGCGCTTTAGTTCAAGTCGGGACGCCAATCCCGGCAACGGATTTTGCCGTTGCCCGCGCAGTATCGCGCAACCAACCGCAACCAATCAACCATCAATCGACACAAACCCGCCCGACCGCACACAACACCAGCAGCAGGGTAGCGATTTCCGTCAGGGCAGAGGATGTCTGTTTCGGCTGGGGGCAAACACAGGTAGGGGAGTTACAGTTGATCAGCGGTTGAAGAACTGTTCGGCAATCTCGGCAAGTCGGCTGAGGAAGAGAGCGTTCCGTGCCATAGCGTGTCCAGGTTTCAGTAGGGCGATGACACAAGCATGTCCTTTTAGCTCATCGATACAGTACACCAGATGCACATCGGAGGTTTGACGGTACTTGAAGCCTCTGTAGCGCACGGATAGCGTACTCAGTGGCAGTATATGAACATGGCGTAACTTGGCTGCTTTGACACTGGAGGGGGTGTCCAAGTGGTCATAGAGTTCATCTCTGCCAAAGAGCCCAGTTGGCTTGGTGTAGAGATGCTGCCCACGTTGCAAGTAGGCTTTGAAGTCTTTGAGTAGTTGTGTCTTGCTCGCCTCTAACTCTGGATCATCTGTCAAGTCGGCCCTGAACATCGCGTCATAGCTGACGACTTTTGTGATCTTCATGAGGGCCGACGGGGTCAGATTTCAGAGAACGTGGCGTTTTTGGGGTCACTTGTCAGGATGGACGCCATAGATAACATGGCGAGGCGATCGAGCTGCTCGGCCGTTACGGCAGTCTTCATGGTCTCATGGTGGTGGTCATGAGGACGCTTTAAGGCCACAGCAACCCCTTCATGCACCATATCTTGGCGCACTTTGGTGTGGGGTTTGAATTTGTTTGCTGTGTGCATGATGACTCTCTGTCTGAGGTTGGTTAAGGCAGTACGCCTTGCTCTTAGCGTAGTCCCGATTCGGGATTTCAGGCGCATTATTACGCAATACTGCGCAACGGACAACCGCCAAAAGCGACTAAGAGCCACCATTAACCACAAATCAGGGCCAATTAGTGAGCATGATCAATCTGCTTGCCAACATAGACGAGCATCAGGCCAAAAGTGAAAAGTGCAGCGTAGAGAGAGAAGGCGCCAGCAGTCTCGGGAATGAGAGCATTAATCAACGGCCATTGTGCAAAAGGGCTTATTGGCTGGGGTAAGACGACTTGACCGTTAGTTATGGCTTCTATTCTGTTGTGAACTCGGTCGACGCGGTGATGGAATCTAGAGAGCAAGAATCCAGCAGAAATAGCTACAGAAGCGATAGAGATACAGCATTTCCCAACACCCTTCAAAAATCCAGGCTCGAGGATCAGGCTCATCAGAAAATCTTGTATGCGTTCCTTCATGTACACAGTCCATTTAGGCCTCAATCGATGCAGCTTATCCCGAGCTGCAGGTAAGCACCAGATGGAGTTATGAGGTCAACCGTGCCAGCAACAAGTCTTCCAGCAGCTCCACCTCCTCAGAGGTTATCCCCAACAACTCCCGCGCCGGATAACTGATCTCGCGGCCCTTGATGCGGTCTTTGAGGCCGTATTGGTGAATGGTGGCTAGCCGATTGGCCGAGCCGACAAACTCGACCACGGCTTGATGTTCGGTGCAGGTTGCCTTGAGCCAGCGGGGGCTGACCAGATGCTGAAACATCTTGCGGCGGGTGGCGCCACGTTTTTTCGCCAGCTTTTTGAGCGGCTTGCGCGGGGTCATGGGGCTGCCATCCGGCTGGATGTTGGCCCTGATCCGCTTGCTCTGGCTGGCGCGCAGGTTGCGGGCCAGTTCCCCCATCAGTTGCCGGCGGGCGGCTGGTGTCATGGTGGCCAGCAGAGCATCGGCCCAGCTTACCAGCCGGCTCAGGTCGTCGGTGGCCATGGCTGCGGTTCCCCGTTGATAAAGAGCTCCCAGGTGATACCGTCATAAGGGTCTTCCGGCGGTTCTGGCAGATGTTCCCAGCCTATCCCCTGTTCGTTCTGCCATACCTTGACCCGCTCGGTCAGCTTGACGGTGATGATGAGATCCATCAGGTCGTTGGCGAGGTATTCGGCCTCGAAGGTGATGCCATCTTTGCGCAACTCGTCGTTGGTCATCAGCTCGGGTTGGTGTTGGCGCAGCCAGGCCAGCAGCGGCACCATGATCTGATCCGGATGGCCGGCAAAGTCTTCAATGCCGATGGTGAGGGGGTATTGCCACTCGAACGAGAGGGAACGTGCTCCGGTGCTTTCGATATTGCCCGGTGCGATAAAGATGTGCAGCTTGTCCGGGTTGGTCTTGAGGTGCGGCACGCAGCGGGTCAGTACCTCACGGATCTGTTTTGGCTTTTCCATCTTCACTCCCTTGCTGTCGTGTCTGGCAGGTGATGAGGCTATCGACCTTGGCGGCGCAACTGGCCCAGGCGGCTTCGGTCTGGCTCAGCTGGTCGAGCAAGTCGCCGTTATTGCGTGGCGCCGCCGGCGGCAGCTGGCAGGGGCTCGGGGCCGGACAGGTGAGCCTGATAATCTGCGGCGCCGGTGAGGGCGGGGCGCTGGAGCAGCCTGATAACAGGATCAGGCAGAGGGCGATCAGCCCAAGCCTTGAGTTCGGCATTTTCACGTTTGAGCCTCTTGATGGTGTCGGAGCGGGTGGCGGCGGCCTGCGCCAGCTGGTCGAGCTGGCCCTGCAGCCGCTGCGCCGCTTGTGCCTGGGTGGTCAGTTCCCGGGTGAGGGTGGTGATGGCGGTCTCTTTAAGCCGCTCGCGCCGCTCGGCCTCTTTGGTTTTCTCATCGGCAGCCTTGAGGCTGGTCTGCAGGGTGGTGACGTCCCCTTTGGCCTTGGCTGCCGAGCGGGCTGACCAGCCCCAGCCACCAAGAGCGACAGCCAACGCCAGCAGCAACCAGCTGAGGGGCGAGCCCAACAGATCACGCCACATTGGCCACCTCCTGCAGCTGATAGACCTTGGTAAAGTGCGCAAACCACTTCGCCAGCTTGATGTCGTATTCGTTCTCCTTAAACGCCGGGCCGTTGTAGCGGCGGGCGAAATCCGCCCACTTTCGCCCCTGCAGCGCTTTGTGCATGGCGGGGTCTTGCTGGATAAAGCGGCACAGGGCGGTGAGGTGTTCGACCTCGCTACGCTGCATAGCGTTCTGCCAGTCGCTGGCAGAGGCAAAGCCCAGCGGCTGCCAGTGGTAGCCCATGATCTGGAACATGCCCCAGCTGGCCGACTCGATGGCCGCATCCCGATGCAGGCTGATGGCCAGTTGCAGACGCTCCCACTCGGCTGCGCCGCCCGCATAGCCGCCGCGCTTTGGGTTGACCAGGTTGGGGTAATGGGCGGCCAGCTGGTCGGCAGCCGCCTTGCCCAGATGTTTGGTGAGCTGCTTGTAGAACACATGCCGCTCGAACAGCACCACCGGGCGCATGGCTTGGGTGAAGCCTTCGCCGATGCTCTCGACCTGGGCAACGGTGGCCATGGTGGCCAGCGGCGCGGCCAGCAGATCGGCGCCGGCCTGCATGTGGTTGATGGTCAGCTGGTTGCCGCGTTCACTGCCAAGCAGGGCGGCCAGGGTACGCGGGCCCGCCTTACCGATGGCGGCGATCATGTAATCCCGCTGGAAGGCTATCAGCGCCTGCTCGGTTGCCTCACCAAACCAGCCATCGACTGCCACCGGATAACCGGCGGCGGTGAGGCGGCGTTGCAGGTCTGCCACGGCGGTGCCGGTATCCCCTTTTTTCAGGCTCATGGCTGGTACCTCCGGTAAATATCCCGGGCATGGTCGGTGCTGGACGGTTTGCTCCGGGGCAGCAGGTGGTGCACCGAGCCGCGGGTGTTGAGCACGGCGCACAGCAGGAAGAGGGCGAGCCCGAAGGCGGCCGGATCTGGCACCGGAATGCCGCCGAACAGAAAGCGCAGTGGAATGGAGCCTGACAGCACGCAGAGCAGCCACGCCATCCAGGCGGGCAGGGCGCGATATTCGCCACCTTTGCGGTCAAACAGCATGACCCGCAGGAAGATGGCGGCGCAGATCAGGGCGTAAAGGGCGGTGTAGATAAACACACCGGTCGGAGTGGTCGGGATCATGGTTGCCCCCTTTTGTTAAACAAGGCTTCAAGTAGCCGATCTTGATTGCGCATGATGAGCTGCAGCAGTCGCACCATCATGGCGGAGGCGATCAGCGAGCCGATCGCATTGCTGACCTGGACGCTGGCGGGCAGCAGTACCTCCAGCAGTTGGCAGGTAAAGCCGGCCAGCAGCAGGCCGCTGATAAACGAGGCGACAAACAGGGCAATCCGGCGCAGGCGCCCCTGCTCTTCGGCGGCCGAGATAAACAGCACCGCGCCGGTGAGTGCGCCGAGCACGACGGAGGGATCCACCCCAGGCAGGGTGAACAGCAAGGCCAGACCGGTGAGGGTGCTGGTTGCGGCGCTGGAGGAAATCGGTTCTGGCATCGTGCTCTCCTATCGTTTGCTGCCGCAGTGGCGGGCGAGTTGGAATTCGTGGATGGTCTGGCAGTCGGCGCAGCGTTCGCAGCCCCGGATCGCCTCGCGGCGCTCCTGCGGGATCGGGTCGTCGCAGTCGATGCAGTAGTGGGGGCCAGTGCCCGCAATGCGGGCGGCATGGATGCGGGCAGCCAGTTGCTGCTCGCTGATGTTGGCCAGTCGTTCGAGTTCGTCGTCGAGGCGGCTCATGTTGGTGTTCTCTTTTGTCGCATGACAGTCAGTCCCATAGCTGGATCAGCGGCTGTTCGGCCTGCGTGGGGGCCGCTGGCATGTTGATGAGGGTGCCGGTTGGCAGGATGGGGCCGAGTGCTGCCAGACCGGGGTTGAGGTTGAGCACCTGCTCGGTGATGCCTGCGGTGTAGCCGTAGTGACGAAACAGGATGAGATCGAGGGTGTCGCCCTGCAGGCTGCGCAGTTGCATCAGATGAGCTCCACCGTGGTGTGGGTGGTGCCGATGATGTCGCGGATGGCAAAGCGGGCATCGCGGTAGAGGTCATCCGAACTTATCTCTTTGGCATCGGCCCCTTTGATGCCGTCACCGGTGGCGCTGTAGTCGGTGTAGCGCTCCAGCAGGTTGGCGCGGGTCATGGCGTAGACGGCGCGTCGGTAGCTGTGCAGATGTACCGATTCGCCATTGATGGGCTCGGCGGGGACTGCGGCCAGGGTGGCGTGACCTTCACTTTCTCTGGCGCTGCGCCACTGGGCCAGATCCCGGTTGACGCTGGTGATGGCGTCGATCACCGCATGGGTGAGGCGGGCGGTGGTGACGGTACCATCGAGCCGGACGGTGTCGCGCAGCGCGCAGAGCGAGATGGCCGGCCAGAAGGGGGCGCTGGTGATGTCGCCCTCTTCAGAGGCGGCCGGGGTCGGGTTGGTGGCTAAAAATCCGGTGCTCATGGTGCTCCTGATGTGAGGTAGCGCCGCATGTTGGGCGGTGGTCGGACCGTCTGGTATGCCGCTGGCATTCGTCAGGCCCGAGCCGCCCAGGGTGCGGGGTTCGCTCGGTTAGCTGGCCTCGCCGGGGGCGGGGTCAGGCTGTTCGGGTGGCTGTGATTCGGATTGGGGCTCAGCGCCTGGCTGCGGTGCCGGTTCATTGGCGGGCTGGCCGGCGGCGGCTTTATCCTTTTTGATCTCGCGCACCAGATCTTCCAGTTCTCGCTTGATGCCCACCTTGTCGTGCAGCTCGATGGCGCGGCGGTAGTGGTCGGCCGCTTGCTCCTTGAGCCCTTCGGCATAACAGGCGCGGCCCACCGCCTTGTGCAACTTGGCGCGTACCTGGTCGAAGATGTCGCAGTCAGCCAGCATGCTCATGTAGCTGCTGAGCAATGGCAGGGACGGGCCATTACCCGCCTCTTGCAGCTTGATGGCGGTATCAGCCACCTCTTCGGCGATAAGGGTGGGGGCGGTGCGTTCGTACTGGTCCGGGGTATTGAGGCCGTAGCGGATCACGTAATCAGCCATCGGCAGGGCACCTGCCAGATCGCCGGTGTCGAGGTGCCACAGCATCACGGTCACCATGACGTCATCCTGACCGCCGCGATCGGCGGCCAGCAGGCCATCAATCCACGGTGTGTAGGTGGCCAGCATGGTGCGTTTGGCGTCAATCTTGCGCTCGAGGCTCTGAATGCCCTTGAGGGTGCGACGGTGCTCGGCCAACTGCATCAGCTGGAGTTCGTACTGGTTGGCGGCGGCGCGATCCTGCTCGGGATTGGCCGCCCCTTGCAGGGCGGCCATGATGCGGGCGGTGTGTCGTTGTGCAGGTGTCATCGTGGCTCCTTAACCGCCTGCAGGCGCAGGTTTGGCGCCCAGCGTGATGTTTTCTGCGACGGCGATGCAGTCGTAATCCTCGACCACGTAGGCATCGTTGGAAGATTCCCAGTTGACGATGCGGTCGAGGCTCGGCTGCTCTTCCAGGTGGCGACGGCGGCCGCCGATCTGCCAGTAGATGGAGAGGTTGTCGAGGCGGGTGACGATCAGGGTGTCTTCCGGGACGAAGGGGACGCGGATCGCCAGCAGGCCGCCGATCTGCTTCTGACTCACCAGCACCTGACCGGCCAGCTTGTTCTGGTTGTCCCGGGTCTCGTTGAGGATGGGGAAGTATTTGTCGGCCAGCAGCTTGCGACCGCAGATCACCACCAGATCGGTGTCGTCCTGGTACCAGGGCTTGATCTTGCTGTTGACCAGATCGAACACCAGCGCGTCGAGGTTGCCGTAATCCCCCTCTTTGGTGTCGGCTTCACTGTTGGGTTGGTAGATGTAGATATGGCCGGTGCCCGCATCCCCTTCGCTCATCACCTGGGCGGGAGCATCATTGCGGGTGTGCTCAATCCAGCCGATGTTGACGTCCTGCAGCATGGGGTACTGGACGCGATCGGTGTCTTTCGCGGCAAGTTTGCCGTTCCAGCCGATCATGATGCGGTCCAGGCCCTGGCGCTTGACGATGGCATCGCGAATGCGGATCTGGAAGTCTTTGAACTTGGCCCAGGCATCAAGCTTGGCGTAACCGATGCTGGTGTCGTAGTTGGTCTTTTCGCATTCGTATTTGGTGTTTTGCAGTCCGGTCGGGTCGAACGGGACGCGGGCCTTGCCGCCACTGGTATCGGTGCGAGAGGCGATGGTGCCATTGATGCCGATGCCGACCTTTTCCCCTTTGAGTTCATCCACCGGCACGATGTTGATCATGCCGAGGAAGTCGACGGACTCCTGCATTTTGGTTTCCAGCTTTTGCTGGATGCTGGGCTCGACACTGAATTGCACCATGGCCGAGCTGACGGCATTCAGGCTCGCCAGTTGGCTGGTGTACTGCTCGAATTGCTGACGGGTATCGTTGCGCATTATCGGGGTCCCTTAAAAATCGGTGGAAGTTGGCTTGGTGCCATCGTCACCGGTGGCTGGCTGGCGCTTGTGGCTGAAATCTTCCTGGTGCTCGAGCTGGGTGGTCAGGTCGGCCAGGGCTTTGGCGGTCGCCGTTTGCCGGGCTGTCAGTTCGTTGAACTTGGTTTGCAGGTCGGTATCGAGGCTGGTCACCTCTTTGGCGACGGCTTCGACGGCCTGATGCACATCGCTGAAATCGGCGGTGGATTGCTGTTTGTGACTGGTGAAAATGGCGCTGATCCGTTCCAGCAGGCCCGGGCCTTTCTCCTGCTCATCTTCAAACTCGATGACGGTTTCGAGGGCTTCGGTAAACAGGCATTCCGGATGGTATTTGCGGTCGGCCAGCGGGTTGACCGCGGCTTTGCTGCAGAACTGCAGCATTTCAGTGCCAAGGCTTGCCGGACTGTCTGTCACGGCCAGCCCCATCATGTAGGCCCCTTTTTCGTTCAGGTTGGGGTGGATCTCGATGGAGGTGTAGACCTTCTGGCGCTTCTTGTTCAGCGCGATCAGCTCCGGCGTCGGGTCAATCTGGACGAACAGGGCCAGCCGCTGTTCCCCTTCGATGGTGACCTCTTCGGTCTTGGCGGCGGTGATGTCGCCGTACATCTTGAACAAACCGTTGGGGTCGAGGCCCCGGATATGCTCCATATTGACCCGTGCGCCATAGGTGGCCTGGTTGTAGCGCTGGGCCATCTGCTCAATCCATTCGCGGGTGATGGCGCGCCCGTCGGTGGTGCCCCCCTCAACCGCGACACGGAAGAATTTGGACTTAGGCATGTGCTGGGATCCCTTTGGTAATTGGGTAGTGATGTCGCGGTTATGGTCTGGGTGAGCGGCGGGATCGTGCAATCCGGGGCCAGTGTGTGGTGGCGCTACACACTGGCAGTGGGGCGTTTGGGGTAGTAGCGGCTGGGTAGACTGGCGCCATGACAACAGCACCCATCATCTTTCCCCATCTCGACCCCAGACGGCAGGCCATGTACCTGTTCTTTCAGGGGTACCCGCTGCGCGCCATTGCCGAGTTGCTGCAAACGCCGGAGGGTACCGTCTCGACCTGGAAGAAGCGCGACGGCTGGGAGGACATCAAACCGATAGACCGGGTGGATAGCGCCATCGAGGCGCGCATGATCCAGCTGGTGATGAAGGAGACCAAGAGCGGCGGCGACTTCAAGGAGATTGACCTGCTGGGCCGCCAGCTCGAGCGTATCGCCCGGGTCAACAAGTACAGCAACGGCGGTAACGAGGCCGACCTCAACCCCAAGGTGGCCAACCGCAACAAGGGGCCGAAGAAGGCGCCCGAGCGCAACGTGGTGGAGCCCGAGCAGCAAGAACGGCTCATCGAGCGGTTTGAGTCGACCATGTTCGATTACCAGCGGGTCTGGTATCAGGCCGGACAGGAGTACCGGATCCGCGACCTGCTCAAGTCGCGCCAGATCGGGGCGACTTACTTCTTTGCCTTCGAGGCGTTCATTGATGCCCTGGTGACCGGGCGCAACCAGATTTTCCTGTCGGCCAGCAAGGCGCAGGCCCATATGTTCAAGCAGTACATCATCCAGTTCGCCAAGGAGGAGGGGGTCGAGCTCAAAGGTGACCCCATGGTGCTGCCGAACGGGGCACACCTTTACTTCCTCGGTACCAACGCCCGCACCGCCCAGAGCTATCACGGCAATATCTACATGGACGAGTATTTCTGGATCCACGGCTTTCTGGAGTTCCGCAAGGTGGCCTCCGGCATGGCGATGCACAAGAAGTGGCGCCAGACCTACATTTCTACCCCTTCCAGCCTTTCCCATCCCGCTTATGGATTCTGGTCTGGCGCCAACTTTAACCGCGGCAAGGCCAAGGCCGACCGGGTCGAGATTGACCTGAGCCACGCCAATCTGTCTGCCGGCAAGCTGTGCGCCGATGGCCAGTGGCGGCAGATTGTCACTGTGGAAGATGCGGTGCGCGGCGGTTGCAACCTGTTCGACCTGGATCAGCTGCGCAGTGAGTATTCCGAGGATGAGTACCGCAACCTGCTGATGTGCGAATTCATGGATGACACCGAGAGTCTGTTTCCGTTGGCGACGCTGCAGCGCTGCATGGTCGACAGCTGGCTGGTGTGGGAGGACTACAAGCCCCACACCTTACGGCCGCTGGCCAACCGGGCTGTGTGGATCGGCTATGACCCGGCCAAGGGGGGCAAAGGTGACAGCGCCGGCTGCGCTGTGTTGGCCCCGCCATTGGTGCCGGGCGGCAAGTTTCGGGTGTTGGAGCGTCACCGCTGGCAGGGGATGGACTTTGACGCCCAGGCCAAATCCATTCGCGCCATCTGCGGTCGCTACAACGTCGCCTATATCGGCATCGATACCACCGGGATCGGGGAGGGGGTCTATCAGCTGGTGAAGCAGTTTTACCCTGCAGTGACCGCCATTCAGTACAACCCCAACGTGAAGATGCGGATGGTGATGAAGGCGCAGGATGTGATGAACAAGGGGCGGCTGGAGTTCGATAGCGGCTGGACCGACTTGGCCCAGGCGTTTATGAGCATCCGCCGCGCCGTGACCCAAAGCGGCAAGCTGCCCACCTTCGAGGCCAGCCGATCTGATGAGACCAGCCACGCCGATATTGCCTGGGCAACCATGCAAGCCCTGTTACACGAGCCCCTTGAGGGGCAGACCGGCACCAATTCCGGCTTTATGGAGATTTACTGATGAGTGAGCAGATCAACTCGCCTGCCGGTGTGCAGGCGTTTACGTTTGGCGAGGCTATCTCGGTGTTGTCCCAGCGGGAGGTGTTCGATTACCTGGAGTCGATGCACAACGGCCGCTGGTATGAGCATCCCCTGAGCCTGCACGGGCTGGCGCGGGTCTATCGGGCGGCAGTGCATCACGCCTCGGCCATCCAGGTGAAGCGCAATATCTTGCGCGGCTGTTTCATCCCTCATCCCAAACTGAGCCTGGCCGCCTTCACCGGGTTGGTGATGGACTACGAGATCTTCGGCAACGCTCACCTGCAGCGGGTACGCAACCGGCTGGGTGGCACGCTGCGCTATGACCAGATGCCGGCCAAGTACACTCGCAGATCCCTCGAGCTGGATCGTTACTGGTGGGTGCCAAGGCCTGGGGATGAGGTGGAGTTGCCCGCCGGTGATGTGGGGCATGTGATGGAGGCGGACGTTAACCAGGAGATTTACGGCATACCCGATTACGTGGCCAGCCTGAACTCGGCGCTGCTCAACGAGTCGGCCACCCTGTTTCGCCGTCGCTACTACGAGAACGGCAGCCATGCGGGGTTCATCCTGCACATCAGCGATGCCCTGCAGAACGAGGGCGACATCACCGCGCTCAAGACGGCGCTGAAAAACAGCAAGGGACCGGGCAACTTTCGCAACCTGCTGCTCTACACCCCGGGTGGCAAGGCGGATTCGGTGAAGCTGATCCCGGTGGCCGAGATTGCGGCCAAGGATGATTTCCTGTCCATCAAGGGGGTGAGCCGGGATGACCAGCTGGCGGCCCATCGGGTACCACCTCAACTGATGGGGGTGGTGCCGAACAATACGGGCGGGTTTGGGGATGTGACCAAAGCGGCCCAGGTGTTTGACGTCAACGAGATCGACAGCATGAAGGCGAACTTTGCGCAGTTCAACGAGTGGGCAGGGGAGGAGATAATCCGATTCACTTCTTATCGACTGTCAGATCTGACAGTGCAAAGCTGAAAACCTTGGCTATCTTCAAATTGGAATTCCTCCAAATTCCTCCATGATTTAATTCAAAGCCCCCTACCCAGGGGGCTTTGTTTTGGCTGAGCTCCCATCCTGCCAGAGCCCACCAGTCGCGCTACAGGCCACCCTCGGCCAACCCTTCGCCAATCATACTCCCGAGATCCTTCACGCGCACCTGCGAGCATGAGCGGAGCCTAGAAAGGCCCCTCAACACCCAGCGCGCGCAATCGGGACCCCGCCTCGCCTGCCCGCTTTATGTGTCGATTTCCATGCAGGTGAACGGCTGGGAGCGGGTGAGGGTTACCCGCGCCAGCACAGGCCGCGCGCGGGATGCAGGATCCTTTATGCGATCCTTCATTATCTGTCAGATCCTTTCAGGCCCGAAGGGGGGGCATTGTTCAGTTGTGTAACTATAGTTGCCTATTGCCCATTCGAACCCGCTCACTCCAAAGGCAGCCAATGTGCCTGATGATTGTTCTATTTTCAAACAGGTAAAAGCAACACGCTAGGAACTGAAATCCCGTGCGGTAGCCCATTAATGATAGTGGGGTTCGTTAGAGTGCTTATTGATGCGTTGCGGAGCCATTAGGGTATGTAGTAATATTCGGCGCATGGATTATGCAGAATAGGTATTAAAATTCAATTAATATACGCAATAATAATTTATGCTGGATATGCACGAATAAATATAAGTTTTATATTATTTTTAACTAAAGCAGGATTATGGTAAAAATGATTACATATACACACAATAAAATTTATAAGTTAAAACACGACACGTTAACTAGAATTCAATCTTGTATGGGGGAGTTCTGTAAGGAAATTAAACATTCAAGCCTCAGTGAGGACTCGAAAATTAAAGGGCGATGTATCAGATTTTCTGTTGAAAAAGACATGTTAGGTAGTTTGACTATATTGGATGTTGAATTCAAATTTACGGATAAGGAGATGGTGTCAATAAAAGTTGATGTATTAAAGTCAGAAATTGATATAAATGAAATTCATTTGAAGTATTTTGTCTTGGAGTTTATGGATCAAGTTTTAAGAGGTCAAATAAATGAAGAGCTAAAACTTTATACGGTAAGGACATATAATAAGATTTTTAATTCACATCCTATTAGAGGTGAATTTCTTATAAATGGCAAGTATAAGTTTTTGATTAAGCCGTATATATGGACAAGCAAGGAGGAACCATTTACGGAACAAGTCGTGATGTATGATATTGAAGTGCATGCTGTTAATATAGAACATGCAAGAAGTTTGGCTTATAATTTTACATTAGATGTTAATGCTTATTTGTCTGTTTTATTAGATGTTGGCTTTGAGATGATTACATCAGAGTTTCGTATTTTCACAACCAAGAACGCTCAAGGCGGTTTTGATATAAATAGATATAGAACTGGCTATATTGACTATGAGTTAAAATTAATGGTTAAGGATAATCATTATGGGCTTAAGTCAATGTTAGATACAGAGCATGTAAACTCGTTTAGTTCTGGGAAAATGTCTCTAGAATTTGCCATGGAAAAGCCTGATGGGGGGTATGTTTTTTTTGACTCAATGATATACGATACGTACTCCAATAACGATTTTCTTGATGATTTATTTTCTAAGCATAAAATAAAGAAAAATAAAGAAACAAGTAAAGAAAGGCCCATGCACATACCTATTGATTATATGCCACATTATCCAAGTGAAGAGATCAAAATACCGAGTGATATTAGAAAATACTTCATAGGAATTGCTAGATTGGGTGAAGATGAGAGACAAGCTTTCGATGCATGTTGCAGAATGTACAATATATCTTTAACTTCTGGTAATGGTATTGCTACTCGGGATGAGTCCTACAAAGTTTGTGCCATAGAGGCGCTTGCCAAGTCTGAAAAATTAAGTTTTTCTGATTTTTTGATGAAATATTCCAACGAAGGTTTCGATAAAAAATTGTCAGATTATTTTTATACGGTCAGGTCAAGCCATTTCCACAGTGGAAAGTTTGCATTTGATGAATTCAATATCAACTTGCAACGTGAGGTCTCATTTTCATTTAAAGAAAAAAATGCGGACTACATTAACTTTAATAAATACATTAGAATTGCATTGGTTAATTGGATTGGGCGTAATTTGTTGTGTAATGAAAGTGTTTAAGAATGGTTTTTTGTGACGCAGCATTGCTAATGCTAAATAGTTATGGCTGAATAGAGGAGTACTGCTCTTGTATAGCCTCTATGAGTGTCAAAATTTCTGCGTTAGTCGTAGGTATGATTGGTAGGGGGGGGCTAGGCTCCCCAATCACAATGAGGCTGTTTTTTCGGCCAATCCCCAAGTTTAGGTAAATGGGATAATACAATGAAAATCAACGTGGTTTGATTTTTTTAGCTATTTATGGGTGTAACTGATGACATCTTAGTCGGCTCGAAGTGAAGTAATGTGCGAACTTCTGTACGGCGGTTTATAACTTACTGTCAGCTTGGCTCTTTCACTATGGCAACGTCCTTCGATATCGATTTTAGTAAAGAATGGCGCTAACGTGCCATAAATATATTTATAAATTGAGAGGTTCATTTGAAAAAAGCATTCGTTATTGGTAATGACTCCTACCAGGATAATAAAGATAAACTAAGCAATGCTATAAATGACGCTAAAGCTATAAAAGATATTCTATCATATAAAGGTTTTGATGTGTTTTATTATGGCGACCTGAGTGAGAATGATTTTATTCGTGCTTTTAGTGACTTTGTTGATACTGTTTGCGAGGGGGATGATATTATTTTTTTCTTCGCCGGTCACGCAATTGAAGATAGAGATACCAACTATTTGTTTTCAATCGACTACAAGGTTTCATTTAACTTGGAATCGTCATTGACAATAGACAAAATTCAGAATGATTTTTTTGAAAAAAATAAATCAGGTTTTAAGTTAATAGTGGTTGATGCATGTAGAAATAATCCTGTTTGTGCAGTGTCACCTATTCCAAAAAAAAATAAAGCAAATAACAATACATTGATTGCATTCTCTACATCATCAGGAAATACTGCCAAGGATGGGAAAGGTAATAATAGCATCTATACTTATCATTTGATTAATAACATTAAAAAATATGGGTTATCAATAAGTGATGTTTTTTCTAAAACTAGGGACAGTGTTATGAAGTTAACGGATTTTTCCCAGATCCCATGGGAATATAGCTCGTTATTAGAAAGTGATGGTGGATTTACATTTGATAACATCTCCATCCCAAACCAATTAAAGCGAATAACTAGAAATAAATTTGATGTTTCATACTCGGCAACTTACATTGATGGTGTTTTTTATATAGTGGGTGATTCGAATGAAATATATTTATTTGGCGAGGGTGGAGCGATTTCAAAATCGATAAAAATACATCCTGATGAAGGTTTTAGAAGTGTTGAAAAAATTGCATCCAATAGCCACGCTCTTGCTTTTGTCAGTGACTCTGGATGCTTTGGATATATTAATCTGACTAGTGATAAATTTATTTCATATAAGTTTGAGGAAGCACTGTTTGCAGTTTCTATTAATGACGATGATGTCGCAATATTGGGGGGGCATCTGACAAGTTAAAATTCATAGACATTAATAGGGGTCTGAATTTTGAGATGGACCTTGGTGAAGAGGTTCTCAGTCTGATGTTTAAGGATTCAGAGTCACTGAAGTATGCAGCATCAAAATTGACAATCATGACATCTTGTTTCTCGAAAAAAGATAAAAATATTTTCGCATTTGGTGGCTCTGCAAGTGTGTTTGGCATTATTGATGTAGAGCAAAAAAAATGCTTGTTTGCTAATAAAGATAACAGCTGCTTCACTTACACATATTGTGTAGATTTCTCTCATGATGGTAAATATATTGTTTCTAGCCATGAATCTGGTAAGGTTAATTTATGGTGTGCTGAGACCTATAAGATGCTTTATACATTTAAGATTAATGAATGTATAAATAAAAAAGAATTTTTTGAGTTTGAGCATGAAAAAATCTGTAATCATATGCATCATGTCCGTTTTCTACCAAACTCAAAGGCATTTGCTGTTTCAACATCGGAAAGTCAAGTTATATTCTTTGACTTTTGCAAGAAGGTAATAATAGATAAGGTTGATTTAAACATTGAGCCTCTTCATGTTTATTCTTTCGAATTTACCTCGTCTGGTAAGGAGATGGTCATTTCAATCGGTAGTAAACACTATTTACTAACCACAAAAACAGACCAGTAATGTATTATTCAATCGCATGAAATAAATGGTGGAATAGTGATTCCAAACGTCGAGCATTTAAGCTCAAGGTTGAGCTTTGTATTTACGGCACAATGGTTAGTGTAGTGATCAACCACATGCCTGGTGCAGTGCTGGATTGTACCTTGGGTTGAGCTGTTCGGCTGTCCTCGGGTTAGTGCGGTCAGTGGGACTGCCTGGCGTAATCCAGAAGGTGCGGCCGGTGATGGTGCAGCTGATGGTGCCGTTTTGGTCGATGGTCACTGGGGGAGCCCTTTCACGATATGGCTACGGCCAACAGGGCAGCCATCCGTTGAGAGCTGCGGCACGGTGGGGCGGTTGGCTCTGGCCTGATACGGGGTCGGCACCTCGTTAGCTATGGCTGGCAGGGCCAGCGATGCGGGGCGAGGATGGCGGCTGCGCAAGATGGCGCAGGCCACAGCTTGCTGTTTGCCCTTGAGCAGCGCCACCCACTGGCTGGTCTTGTTGGCTGGCCAGCGCTGCTGCAGGATGCTGGTCACCCGATTATCCAGGCGGCGTACTCTTCCCGGCTGACTGTCAGTTTGTTGTTCATGCCCATTCCTCGCTGTAGTCTCCCTGTTCCTGTATCCACTCCGGTGTATCCAGCCCCTCCAATACCTTCCACATCTCTGACTGATAGGGCTGTGGCAGCATCTCGATCCACTGGTGTATCCCTACATGGCCTTGTGCCTGGTAGACCTTACCGCACAGCTCAACCAACATCGGCCAGTCCTCATCTCCCTTTGGTACCGCGTATTCATCAAGCTGGTCCTGTTCGCTAGGCTGTGGTCCCTCCAGTTGCCAATCCGGCTCGCTCGGGAGCGATCTGCACGACTGCAGCTGGCCGTTCTCCAGCCAAAGGGTGAAACCGTCCGTACTGACACAGGCACCAGCCCGTAATCGGTCGATGGAGAAGGGCGATAACCCCCATTGTTCCCTCATGATCTGGTCTGCAAAGGCATCAGGATCTGGCCGCGTACAGTTATTGTCAGAGCTCCAAGGTGCCGGGCTGTCGCCCGTCTTAACCCCAACCCCCCTCGCTGCAGCCTCGGCGGCTCTATTGGCAACATAGGTACCTGCAGGCATCACTTCCCACCCTTGCAGGCGGGTCTTGATGCCAAGACGAGCGGAGGTAATGCCCATCAGGCGTTTGATATCTTCGCCGTAGCTGTTGGCCTGCTCCTCGATAAGGTGGGCCAGCTTGATGGGGTGTTCTGCACGGGTGGCCAGTGCGCCGCCCATGGCGTGCAGGTAGCAGCGAAAGATGCCGTTATCTGCGGCAAAGCGGGCCGCCTCAAAGCGCGGGTCTTGCAGCACTGGCTTGGGTGGGCCTACCAGATCGGCATTCTTCTTGGCGTTGCTGATGCGGCGCAGCTCGCGCCATACCCCAACCGGGGCACCTCCGATCTGCTGGAATGTGCGAATGCCCCACCAACTGGCCCAGGCCACGGCATGCAGGGCGCCTTCATCAGCCGCGGTGCCAGCCTCTTCGTCATCGTCCAGGTAGGCGCCGTCGATGTTCTTGGCAATGTATTTGGCGAGATAGCCCACGGCATCCCCCTTGGCCGGGTCTATCTCTTTCCAGTCAAAGCGGGGAGTAAAGTCGGTAAAGGGTGGGGCGCCCTTGATATCCCGTACCAGCTCGTCATGGTCATCGGTCAGGGCATAGCGTTGCAGGATGCCGATCACCCGGTTGCGATCTTCCGGGCGCATAAATAGCAGCAGGTGCCAGTGCGGGGTGCCGTCGTGGTGAGCCTCGCACACGCGAAATCCATAAACGGGGGCGTTCCACCGTTTGAGGGCGGCCCTGGCGCGGCTCCAGAGTTTGGCCAGATAGGCGCAGGTCTCCCGCGGCGTGGCCCCTTGATAGCGTTTGTTCTCTACCGCTTTGCCGTTGTGCTTTTGTGTCCAGGCATGAAAGCGGCTCGGGGCGGTCCAGGTGAAGAAGACCCCCACATGACCCTGCTCCTCGGCATAGTCATTGAACCCCCGCGCACGCACCATCATTTCGTTGCGGCGGTTCACCGGGTTGGCGTTGCTGGCCTCCCAGCAATCCTTCATCGACACGACCAGGTCATAACGCTCGTTCACCACTTCCGACTCGGCCAGCCAGCGCATCATGGCCCGCTTGCGTTCGCGCACCACCTTCATGGTGGCGTTCGATACATAAGCAGATACGCCCTTGCGCACTTTGCCGAGCAGGATATTGATGTGCTCTTGTAGCCTGTCCCAGCAGCGGTTGACGCGCTTCTCCCACCACTTGGCAGAGAGCAGGCGCACCAGCACGCTCAGGATCCAGTTATCCCGCATCTCGTCGGTTTTGAACTTCGGCAGATCGCCGATAAACCCCCACTGGTCGGCAGGCTGGCGCATCAGCTCCCAGGTCTGCAGCAGATCCGCTTCGGCACCTTCTTTGATGCTCTGTTCGATGTGCTTGTAAATGGCTGCGGTCTGGTTGGCAAACTGGTGGGCAATCTGTTTGCGGCCGGAGTCATCGCACATCTGTTTTGGATCGACCGGGATGGTCTGGAGCTGCATCCGCACCCACTTGGTTCGCTCCCTCAACCAGATGTTGGCGGAGCGGCAATGGGTAAAGCTGCAATCCTTGCGGCGGCGGATGTACTGCTTGAACAGGTTCTTGGTCAACTCGGTGGAGAGCCCATCGAGCAGTTGCATGGCCCAGATCAGGTCGTACTGACCGCGGTCACCAGCAAAAGCGGCGTCAAAGTTGACGCCGGGCAGAGAGTTGCAAAGGGTATCGATGCGCTGCCGCAGTGTTCTTTTCGACAGCGGCAGGCGTTTGGTCTTGCTGGTCATGCAGAGAGATAACCGGATAGCTGTTTGATGCGGAACTGGCAGCCACGAACGCTCATTTGGGCATGCTCTTTTAATCGGCGGGCGGCCGCACATTGGCGCAGCAACTGTTTGATGCTGGCGTGGGGGCGGGCAGGTAGTCGGCGCGCATGGGCCAGCTCTCGCTGATAAAGACGCAGCCGTGCCGCGTCTTCCCGGTAGGTGGCTTGCCAGCGTTCTTGCAGGAGCGTGAGCTCCCATTGCAGTCCATGGCTCATTTGATGATCTCCCCCTGTCCATGCAGTGGTGCGCACTCGGCCCACCACTCGGCAATTTCCCGGGCTAGTGCCAACTCCTGATTGGCAGCGGCCAACCAGTAGACGGTGCGCATTGCACCCAGCGCCAGCAGCTCGGCCACCTGATCCCGGTTACCTCTGGCATCGCTGCCCGCAGCAATAAACTCGGCGCGGGCGGCAAACCAATGGGTGGTTAGCTGGCTGACCGGTGTGGTGGGCTGCATATGTGCCGGGCCGGCCTCGCACTGATCTTGTTGGGCGTCCAGCTCAAACAGTTCGAAGTTGCTCATCGCATGCCTCATCTATTGCCTGAAAGTCCGGCGCATCGATGGCGATATGGCCAGCCTCGATGCGGATTGAGATACCGAGTTCACCACCACAGCAAAGCGGGGCTGTCGGCAGTAGTTTCGATTCGTTCTGTGCCAGCCACTCTTTCAGGCTGGCCAGGGTGAACAGCGTGGTACTCATGCCTCATCCCCCATCACCAAATCGTCATCGAGTAAATCCGCAGGCTTGCTGGTCACCACCAGTTGCACCTGGATGTATTCATCCCCCGAGTAGAGTGCGCCCAGGGCGATGCGGTTATCCTCGGCGCGTGCGGCAAACATCTCGGCCAGCAGACCCTCGATCACCTTGGGTGCTTGGTTGGCAATCTTGATGGCGTCACTCATGGGCGGGCCCTCCGGTTGAGGTGGTGAAACAACTGGTGCCAGCGCAATGACTGCTGCGCCTGGACTAACAGGGATTTGCCCTCTGACCCCCGATAGGTAAAAGAGGCTGGGCGAGCTTTGGCTGTCAGCCGTTGTTGAAGGCGCGGCAACTCGGCTAGCGCCTCCTGTTGGGATATGGGGTGGAAGATTTTGCTCATGGCTGCACCTCCGGTGTGGCGATGCCAGTCAGTAACCAGTCGATGTGCCGTTTCAGCTCCGGGTGGTTGGCAATTAGCAGGAACAAACCGCCGCCAATCTCGCGGTATCCCAGCTCGTAGTTCTTGAGCGTGGTGGGTGGAATGCCCAGCAGGTCGGCAAACTTCGGGCGGCTCAGCTTCAGCTGTTCCCGCAACTGGCGCAGGCGTTTGGCGGCATGGTGGTTGAGCAGATTGATTTGGGTTGGCTGTGCGGTCATGGTCAGGCTCCTTGTTGAGGTGTGCAGGGGTTGATGCAGCTGAACAGAGAAGCCCAAGCCAGGGCGGTGGAACGCTCGAGCAGCGCCACCCCATCCGGGTATTGGCTAAGACGAGTGCCATAGCGGCCCGTCAGCTTGCGTTGCTGGATGCGAAGGTTGCGCAGTGCGCAGGGGATCGCTAAAGTTGCCATGTCGACTTCCTCATACGTTGTTGATAAAGGCCCGCTTGGAGTTGCCGCTCCGTTAAGCGGGCTTTTTAGTGCCCGATAGGTCGCGGGCCTTCTTGGCCAATCTGGCCAGCGACATGCACCGCATGATCCAGTTGCTGGCGTTTGGCCTGTTCTCTCTTCTTCCGCTCGGCCAGTTCTGCCGGCGTCACCTTCACCGATGGATGCCACACTTTCGGATCGCACCCGCTGTGAAACAGCGACTGATAATCCAGCGCAATCACCGCAAGGCGGATCGCCTCACGCTGCTGATAGGGCAGGGCAGAGAGGGTCGCCATCATCAGCGAATCCCACGGCTGGCGGGCGATGGTGCAAATGGCGACTCGCTTGGTCTTGGGCGCATTAAGCCAATCACCGTCGAGGTTTGAACCCGCCCGGTTGAGGTGCTCCCGCAACAGCGCAATGCCTGCGGTATTCATCAACACCTGCTCCTCGGCGGTCAGACCGGCGATGTTGCGGGGCTCTGGTTGGGTGTGTTGCATGCTGGTTTCTCCTTCACCTAGGCGCAGAATCTGGCGGCCAGTGAGGGGATCACTGGGCAACCTCTTTCACCCTGCGCGGGACAATGGGCAGCACAATGGCCGGATTGGGCATGGCACTGGGGCTGATGGTTGCGATGATTTCGAACCCCGCCTTGAAGGTGTGGCCGCAATCCACATTGCTGCATTGATAAGTGGCGATGCCGCAAAGCGGGCTCATCCGAATGGATGTGCGAGTGCTGGCGCGGGCACCACAGTGGGGGCAAATCAGTCTCATGGGTTCTCCTAAGCTCCGGCCACCATGCGCGCCATATCCAGCGCACAAGACAGAGAGGGAATGGCTTGGTATTTGTGCTCGCTCTCGGTGATCAGCAGGGCGAGGTTGCCCATGGCCGCTGTCGCCGCACCGACCAGTGCATTGCGCTGCCCTTTGGTGACGCGGCCGCTCTCCACCACCGTCAGCGCCTGCGCGCCGAGTCCGGCCACCTTGGCCGTGGTATCAATCACCTGATGGGCCAGGCTCGGGCCCTTCTCCCGCTCGGGGATGGCAATGGCCGTCAGGCCACAGCAGAACAGGGCGCCATCGAACAGGGTTTCATCCCCCTCACTCGCCTGGGTGATAGCAATCAGCTCAACTACGGTCAGCTCGTGAGGTTGGTCGGGGTTTAACTTGTTGCGCAGGATCTGCGGGTTAATGCCTGCCTTGTCGGCGAGTTCGGCCACGTTGTGGTTCGCCGCAAAGCGCTGGCAGGCACTGACCCAGTGCGGATGTTTGCTGCAAGTTTGCTCAAACATGGCTTTCATCCCTCTGCTTGCGCGACACTCTAGGACGGCGGACTGGCGCCGTTGCAGGTGCCAGGCCCGGCTGATTCATGGCCTGCTGGGTGTAGAGCACTAAGTTGATCAGCACTTTTTCCGCGCGGCCTTGTTTGGGCATGATGGGAATGCGCCCGGCACGCACGTAGTTCTCGATCGTGCGCTGGGTCAAACCGGTCCGTTCGGAGAAGCTCTCGACCGTGCAAACCGGGGTGTCTATGTGGATAGGGGCTATGATCATGGATGGTTGCCTCCTGCGAGTTCAGTTACGCACGACCTTGCGCGGTATGGTGCTGATCGGCTTTCAACTTGCCGCCGGTCAGTACCTCGATTTGATAAGCGCGACCTTTCGGGATGGTTTCTCCCCATTGGGAAATCGCTTGAGGTCTACAGCCCAGTGCCAAGGCAAGTTTGTTAGCTCCACCGAAGTGTTCGATCGCATCTTGTTTTTTCATGTTAAGCCCTTTGTAAGGATTTCTTTCGAAAGCAAATGTAAAGCTAGCCATATGCTTTTTGCAAGCAAATCTTTCGCAAAAGACAAGAAAAGCTACGAAAGTACCTTGTAAGATTATTTACATGAAAATTAATGAACGCATTAAACAGACACGTAAGAGACTCGGTTATAGCCAAGAGATTCTCGGCTCACGGGTTGGTGTATCTCGCGTTTCCATTAGCCAATGGGAGCGGGGAGAGAACACGCCGAATGGTCGCTATCTTAATGAGTTAGCTGCAGCGCTTGGGGTTACGGTTGACTGGCTTTTGACTGGCGAGGGGGATGCTCCAAGCTCGTCAGGAGAGCAGCAGATGCCTGGTTATCACAACGTCGAACCGGCGGTGATGCTGCCGGGCAAACGGATCCCGATACTAAGCTATGTGCAAGCGGGCAACTGGCGCGAGATGTGCGAGCAGGCCACAACCTTCGATGGCAACGTTGAGTTCGTATCTGCAAGCGGCGAGATCGGCCCGTTTGGCTTTGGCCTTTGGTTGCGTGGCGATTCAATGTTGCCGCAGTTCAAAGAAGGGGACTTGATCATCGTTGACCCCGACGAAGCGCCACAACCGGGAGATTTCGTAGTTGCCAAGAACGGCAGCAACGAGGCCACCTTCAAAAAGTACCGGCCCCGCGGCATCGACGAGAACGGCCAAGAGGTGTTTGAACTGGTCCCTCTCAACGACGATTACCCCACCATGCACTCCGATCGGCAGCACATCCAGATCATCGGTGTGATGGTAGAGCATAGAATATTTAGAAAAAGACAAACAGGGCGCTAGTGCGCCCTTTTTAATTAAGTCTTTAATATCTGAAATATTTTTTGTTATTGTTAAGATTGAGTTTATAAATCTAGCTGATTAGATGGCTACATTAAATATCGATATAAATTTTGTTTGGTGATAAATAATGAGTGAATTTAGCTGCTTTAGCAATTGGATTGACCGATTGTCAATGATTTCAGATCTTTTAGATAAAGATGCAGTACAGGAGTTGAATGATTTTTTTGCATTTAATACTAGTGGGGTAGCAGAGGGTGATGATAAGTCAACGAGTGGGGACTTTCAGGCAAAGTTGTTGGTAGTTATGTCCTCAATGGAGTTAATTTCAAAAAATGAAAAGCTCCATTTGTCGCCAATGTTTGTATTTTTGCTTGATGAATATCTGGATTTGGTTTGCTCATTACTAATAAAATTCAATTATTCAAGCCTCATTGATGATGAGCATGTGACAGTATTAAAGCGAGTTATGAGTTCTCTTGCTGATATGCTTTATGATGCTGTTAATAAACCGGAATCTATAGGGTCGAATAGCCTTCGTTCAAAATTCAACTTCATATATAAAGAAAAAGAAAAGGTTGATGCATTAAGTCGTTCTAAGTTAAGTATGCTGATCAATGACTCTGTTGCATCACATAGTAAGAGGGTTGAGACTAAGGTTAACTCAATCAGAAATGATGCGACGCAGCAGTTCAATAAAATGATGAACGAAAACTTACAAGTTATTCTCAAGGTGGAAGAGAGCGAAAATATATTGAGGTCTCTTGAAATTCGCATTAGAGATGTACTGGATAAAGCAACTTGGTTACCTAATGCCGCAGATAAAGTTATATCAGATGCTGAATCTAAACTGAGAGTTTTAAGTGAAATCGAAGCAAGCTGCAAAACAAAAGAGGAGAGTATAGATAGTAGTTTTAGAATATCAAATGGTTATAGCATGGGTAGAGCATTTAAAGAACGCGGGGATTCATTACAAACATCAATAGTAAAATGGACGATTGCTTTCTTTTGTTCATTAATATCAATCCCAGCTTTGGTATTGTTCATGTGTGATTTTGATTTAACTCAACTATCAACAGACTATAAGGCATCTTTGGCTCGATCCTTCATCATTATACCATCAATTTGGATGGCTTGGTTTTCTGCAAAACAATACGCTCACTCGAGTAAATTAAAAGAAGATTATGAGTATAAGTTAGCTATGGCAAAAGCATATGAAGCGTATAAAGAAGAGGCTGCCTCGCATAGTGATGAAATGATGGGGATGTTGCTTAGAAACAGCTTAGAAAAAATTACTGAAAATCCAGTAAGATTGTATGCAGGGCAAGAAAATAATACGCCGATAACAGAGTTGTTATCTAGATTTACACCAGAGCAATTAATGGAGGTACTAAAGTTAATTAGTGCCAAACAGTCAACAAAGTGATTTATAAGGCTGAAGTGGTGTGATATGAAACATCTATTCTATATTTTTGTTTTGTTTGCGATTGTTTTTGATTTTTGGCTTTTGTATCCAGCAGTATCTGAAATGCAAAAAAGCCTTTTTTTTGATGCAACGTTTGGTGTTAATGAATTTGGTGATATGTATGGGGCATTAAATACGCTTTTTTCAGGGCTAGCATTCTCTGGTGTTATTGTTTCTATTTTCTTGCAATCGGCAGAGTTGAGAGCTACAAGAGCTGAAATGAAAGCGCAAGTGGTTCAATTCGAACATCAGACTAAGGCAATGCAAAGGCAAGTCTTTGAAAGCTCATTCTTTAGCATGATGGATCTACATAATACAATATCATCTAATTTGCGAAATGAAAATAAATTTAAAGAGCTATTTGGAGGTTTAATACATATTGCAACTAAAACCCATCATTATAATAGAACACTTCGTGAACATTTAGATGATATATACAATGAATTTATGGCTGAAGCATATGCACATGTTGGTCATTACTTTAGATATATTTATCAAATAATGAAGTTTATAGATAGGAGTGAGCTCTCGAAAGATGAGCGAACAGTGTACATGAATATACTTCGAGCTCAGCTATCCAACTATGAACTAGTTTTGCTTTTTGTGAATTGCCAATGTTATAAACGCAGTGATAAATTTAAAGAACTAGTCGAAAGTTATGGTTTTTTTGAACACATATATGATTCGGATTTGAAAGAGTTTTTGAGTGGAATGAATGAGTTTAGGATTAAAGATGAAAGTGGAAATAATAAATATAAATACCAGCTAGAGGAGCTCTACATGCTGTACTCACCTAAAGCATTTGGACTCAAAATCAATGAAAACTCGAAACATACCTAGTAATAGCTGGTTAATATATAGGTATTATTCTATATGACGATCAGAAAGCAATCATCCGGTAAGTGGTTGGCCGAGATTTACCCAGAGGGGCGGCCGAGTAAGGAAAACCCCAACGCGCCACGGATCCGCAAGCAGTTTGCTACCAAGGGTGAGGCGCTGGCGTTTGAGCGCTTTATGCTGGATCCAGACAAGGGCAAGCCTTGGCTGGAGGGGCAGGGGGAACCGGCAGACTGCCGTCATCTCTCCGATCTGGTCGAACTTTGGTTTGGCCGCCATGGCCAGAGTCTGCGTGATGGTGAGGCACGTAGGTCTAAGCTGCTGACCGTGTGCAATTCCCTGGGAGATCCGCTGGCTATGAACTTCACCGCTCGCGATTTTGCCGCCTACCGTGAAGCTCGCCTCTCAGGCGATATTACCGACCGACGCGCCATCAACCAGAAGAGGCAGGGCGTCACACCCAATACGGTGAACCGCGAACATGCCTACCTGCGTGCGGTCTTCAACGAACTGAAAAGGCTAGGTGAGTGGCAGGGAGAAAACCCCCTTGATGGTTTGAGAGCCTACAAGGTGGCCGAGGCCGAACTCGCCTTTCTCTATCCTGACGAACTCAAACGTCTGCTGGCCGCCTGCGCTGAGAGTCCAAACCCCGATCTACTGTTGGTGGTGAAACTCTGCCTGGCCACCGGTGCCCGTTGGTCTGAGGTGGAAGAGTTAACCCAGTCCCAGGTTTCCCCCAATCGTATCACCTTCACCCGCACCAAGAGTAAGAAGAGTCGCAGCGTGCCCATCAGCCCCGAGCTCTATGCCCAATTGCCCAGAAAGCGCGGCCGCCTGTTCGGCGACTGTTATCGAGCCTTCGAGATGGTGGTCGAACGGGCAGGGCTGGAACTACCACCCGGGCAGAATACCCACGTATTACGCCACACCTTCGCCAGCCACTTTATGATGAATGGCGGCAACATCCTGGTGCTGCAGAAAATCCTCGGCCACTCCACTATCGCCATGACCATGCGCTATGCCCATTTCGCCCCTGATCATTTGGAAGATGCTGTAAGGTTTAACCCATTGGCTATGCTCAGCTCAAAATGATGTCACCTCTTAAATAAATTTCTTTATATCAGCATGTTACTGCGCCCTGTATTACAGGGTGTTGACTTCCCTGTGTTACAGGGTAATCTGTCTCCCTGTAATACAGGGTATTGGTTCTCTGTGTGAAACAGGCTTGGGCCTGCTTCTTGCCCAATGTGATAGGAGATGATTTATGACGATGATGACTGACGAGCAGCTTCAGCTTTTGGGGGCTACCTTCGGGGCTTATTCAATTGTTACTGAACGGGAAGCTAATGGTGATCGTAGTGTGACTTTGGACTCGGATGAGAGATTTGTTTTGTCGCAAAAACTTGCACTGACAAGTATCAAACGGCGTGGTGGAGCGATAGATGATGGCTTGTCTGACCGCCATTGGTTTTCTGTCCTTAATCCTCAGAATTTGATGGAGTCGTTTGTACTTGATATACCAATAGTGTATCCAAAAAGTGCTGGAAATGAGTTGCGTTTGTATATGCAAACAACCAGAGGATATGCGGGAAATACAGGAGATTATTTCATTATTTTCAGTAGGCCACGTGACCAATATCCAACCGTGGGTTTTATCTCGCCTGCATTTTGGGCTCAATTTTGGGACGGTCTAAACCAAGCATCGCAAGTATCGGGATTGATGTCGGTTCTTGCTGCACAAGATAATGAGGATCTTTCATATCAGCAAAATATCATGTCTTCACAAGCTGGAGTCCCTGTTGAGCAGGTTCGTACTGTTTATACGCGAGACCCGCTAATAGCGAAAGCCGCTATCGAGCAGAGTAACTTCACTTGTGAAGTAGAACCACTACATCAAACGTTTCTCTCTCCTGTAACGGGACGAAATTTCATGGAGGCCCATCACCTGATACCGATGTCAGAGCAAACAGCTTTCCAATTTAGCCTGGATCAACTAGGTAACATTGTTTCGTTGTGTCCGTGCTGTCACAGAGCTATTCACTTGGGAGACTCAAGTGTAAGGAGACAATTGTTGTTGATTCTCTTCAATAAGAGAGAGAACGTTCTTCAACAAATGGGCGTTAACTTTGAGAGGTTGTGTGAATTGTATGGGGTAGGTAGCTGATCACTTTGGTGGTGTTTGGAAGTTGAGGGGCCTATAGTTGTTCGCTGTAGCTCCTCCAACCATAGCCTTCGGAAATCGACAGTCGGATTGCGTTAGAGTGGCGACAAAGTGGCGACAAAATTTTAAATAGGTGGTCATTTTTAGCCTTCATTGGTTTACTAACTCTTTGATTTTTATGTAAGTGCTTGTTTTCTCATAGGGTTGAATCAGATTTAAAATCCCTCGACGTTCGCGTCGTGCCGGTTCGATTCCGGCCTCGGGCACCAAACTATAGTTTCATACAGTCTCAAGACATACCATAAACCCGCATAGCTAAAGGCTTTGCGGGTTTTTTGTTGTCTCTCGTCGTATCATAAGGCCTCATGACATCCCCCCGAGTTTGGGGGTACTTTTGGGGGTACATGTTCCTACTGGGGTAAAAAGTACCCCCACATGCCCGCAATCCCGCGCCATTCCTGGCCTGTGAGGTAGAGGCTTATACCCCCAGCGTCTGTCATGTACCCCCAATTGAATCGGGAGATACCCCCATGCCGCTATCTGATACCGCAGCTCGACAAGCCAGGTTCACTGGTAAGCAGCAGAAGCTGTCTGATGAAAAGGGCCTCTTTTTACTTATAACTTCGTCGGGGAAGTACTGGCGCCTCAAGTTCCGCTTTGCTGGAAAGGAGAAGGTGCTAGCTCTAGGGGTCTACCCAGAGGTTTCCTTGAAAGAGGCGAGGGCTAAGCGAGAGGAGGCGCGCAGGCAACTGGCAGACGGTATCGACCCCAGTCTTGCCCGTAAGCAGAGCAAGGTGGCCAACCGACTCGCCAGCGAGAACAGCTTTGAGGTCATTGCCAGGGAGTGGCACCAGAGTCAGCTAGCTCGCTGGAGCCCAGGCCATGCCCAGCGGGTAATCGAGTCTTTGGAAGCTGTGTGTTGCTCGCAGAGTGAGGTTGAAAATCCCCTTGAGCATCAGGAAGGTTGCGATGGTCTGGTCAGTGTAAAGCTGGCTGTGGCCCCGCCGCCCATGATGGTCGTGGTGAAACCAGTTGCTCATGGCCTCGGCATCAACCCAGAAGGTGAGTGAACCACGATTAATCAAAGATTTGTTGTATTTAGGCCAGTTTGTGATGGGGTGAAGCGACGTGCCCATGATGCAGATTTGAAGAGGATGGTGGTGATCAGATCACCGAGTCCTCAGTTAGTTCCATTCAAGCTGCATCTATTTGGGGAACAACGCCGCTTGCAGGCTTTGCTGACATTATTGAGCTCTTTGGCGAGCTCTAGCAGGCTGAGTTTGCGAGGTGCTACTTTCTCGTTGGTGGCCAT